AATCTTTCTGGAAGTCAATGTTGTGTCTAAGCTTCACAAGCATTGCCTGTTCCGGAGACACAATAACACCAAACCTAATAACCGTCTTTTTTACGATCCAGTCGTAATGTTCTTCATACCCCGGGAAGATTTTTTGTTCACGCAGCCACTCAAGTTCAGTTGCCTGCTGTTCCTTATCGACACGATACATTAGAGTAATCATTACCGTTTCCAGACATTATTAGGTCCAAATTTCAATCTTAGGAAAACTAATTCTTCTTCCGGGACCTCAACTATAATAAGAACCCTTCCAGAACCAGGCACAAAATGGGTTCCTATGATCTTAGTGAAATTATCCAACAGAAAATGTTGATAATCAGTCTTGTCCATCATTAAATTAATTGCTATCAAGACCCTTAACCAGCCTTTCCATGTCTGGAATGCGAGTCTTTGAATTCTTGCTTCCAAGCAATATAATTATCCGTTGGCCGGCAGTGGTGTTCAGAACCATTACAAGGCATCCGCCGGCCGCTTTCGTAGACCCGGTCTTAGACAATAAGATATCAAGACTATTTGTAAGCGGATTGGTATTCCTTACTTTGATAGGTCTACCATTTGTAGGAATCTCAGCTGATGGCATACTTGAGAGATGTGTAATAATGGGATCCTGAGCAGCCATCAATAATAGCTTTAGGAGGTCATTGGCGGTGCTGGTGTTTTCGGCCGAAAGTCCTGTGGGCTCTGAATAATGTGTACTGAACATTGCGAGTTCATTCGCACGGGCATTCATCTTATCTATACAATCTACCAGATTGGTACACAATATCTGTGCTGCAAGATTATCTGATTTGACCAACGACAATATCAATAATTCTCTACGTGTCAGGGTTTTTACCTTCCTTGGGATACTGCTCTGCACTTCCCGCTTGGCGGGGATTTCAAGGACCTCATCTAGATTTTGTTCAGAGGCAAGCAATCCAATCATTAGTTTGCTAATAGATGCAATTGGAAGAATAGCATCCATATCGTGTTCTTTAAGAACCACTCCTTCCGAATCGGCAACGATATAACTCTTTGCGCTAAATTCGGGGACGGCACGCTTATGCTTCTTCTGTTTATTAGTTCGTGCGTCAGCAGTGCCTACTATGGCAAATGTCAGAGCAAGGGTTGTAAGGAGAAATCTCATATTTTATTATACTAGGATATAGGAGATTTGTCAAATGGCTTTATATACAATGAATCCTTTAGGTGGAATTCATCATTTGGGCCAAGATTTCTTGTTATACCTGTATCCCAGGTAGCAAGAATATTTGTTGATATAATGTAGAAGATTGTAAGTGATTCCGGATCAAATATATACTCGATCGTTCTATCTGTTATTTTATATGGTATTATTGGCGTCGGCCTCTGTATTAGAGTCCATATCTTCCCAATACATGAATAGCGATCGAGAATCTTAAATTCCTCAATGGTGACTAATGAATTATTCTTTAGGATAAGACTAATTTCTTTCACTTTGCATCATTTATCCTGTTATAAGACCTTGTTCCGCTGATTGCCATAATGGGCCGACAGAAACTCTGCCATAGGTCTTTACTGGTGCTGTAAGTGTAGTTCCGTCATCGAGCCTGAAGCTAATATGTCCGGCACGATCATTATCGTATAGAAAATTATCTGTTACCATGACCATAAAAGTTCCTATGGTATTGTCTATGAGGATCATGCCTCTTGTGGTAAATTTTACACTTGCTGGATGCTCTGGATACCAATTAACAGAGATAATTCTATCAAGGTCCGAACCCGTGACCTTGAAATAGCTTGGAACACCGTTGGTAATTACGATGCCAACTATACCCGATCCATTGAATGGTGATCCCGGTAATGCAAGTATTGATGCGATGGTTGTCATCAACTATTTATCGGAAAGGAATCTAAGTCCTGTATCTATCTTTCAATTCATCTGAAATATACGAGATACGCATCTTTCCGGCAAGGGCTGGATTTTGAAGCTTAATAAGAGAAGCAGTCATGGAATTGATTTTTCCAAAGACGCGGACATATTCTTCTGTTATCCCCGACTCGCTATCTCCTTCGGATTCATAATCATTACCGAGATGGATAAAATCTGTGCCAAGGAGATTTAATTTAGCAAGCTCAAACTCGGCTTCGTCCCTTGTAAAGAGAAACTCAACTAGAACAAATTCTTTCATATTATAGTGTATAATTTATTACTTAATTTGTCAACGGAATCAGCTAAATAACATAGCATTTAACACTTATGTCCCAGAACATTTATATCCTATCAGATTCAAAAACCAAACCACTTGCTGATCGAATCAGCAAACAAATATCGGTGAATGGAGTATTTGAATCCGAAGGGCTGGAACTAAATGAAACCGTATTATTCAATATGGCCAAGGAATGTCCGACCGAGTATTTCTATGTTGTACTATCTTCAAAGGAAATAATCTTTTCCGAATCTGCGTTTAATTTTAAACCTCCACAGTGGGATAATGTCTATGTACATATGTGGAATAATGATCCTGTGGTAAGAATTTTTAATACCAAGTTAGTGAAAAATAATCCAGCTGCCTACACAGATGAAAAATTAAAAGCAGGTGAGATAAAATTAAAGAAGTTAATCAGACCTATATTTGAATACCCTTTATTTGATATTGTATTTCTGAGTTATGATGAATTTACAGCAGATGAAAATTTCAAAAAATTAAAAACACGATTTCCAAGAGCTAAAAGAATAAATGGCGTGAAGGGTATTCGTGAGGCACATAAGGCCGCAGCAAAAATAGCTTCAACTTCCATGTTTTATGTTGTTGATGCTGATGCTGAAATTAATCCTGGCTTCACCTTTAATTCGCAACCCGAATATATTAGCATCGACACGGTGTATATTTGGCATTCAAAGAACCCAGTAAATAATTTAGAATATGGGTATGGCGGAATAAAATTATTCCCAACTCATGCTGTACTTTCATATACGGGTTCGGGTGTTGATTTCACTACCAGTGTGTCTGATAATGTTAAGGTAATACCCGAGGTAGCAAATATCACCTGCTTTGATACTGATCCATTTTCAGCATGGAGAAGCGCATTTAGAGAATGCGTTAAGTTATCAACAGGTATCATAAATGGGCAACTTAGTCAAGAAACTAAGGAGAGACTTAATGTCTGGTGTACAGTCGGAAATGGAGAATTTGGCGACTTTGCTGTTGCTGGCGCCAACGAGGGTAGAGCATTTGGTACCGCACATATAGGTCAACCGGATATGCTCCGGTTGATTAATGATTTTGATTGGCTAGAAAAGAAATTTAATTCTTAACAGAAAGTTCCAAGGAATTTTTCAACTTCCTCGTTGATATCCTTTTCAAGTATATCGGTGTTAATGAATATCTTGACGTCACGCATCTTCTTAAATGAATCTTCCATAACGTCCCAGGAAACATTCTTATTCATTGGAATTGGATGTGTTATCTCATTTCCCCTAAGTTCAACAACATTCCCATCATAATACTGAACTAGAATTTGTTCAATATACTTGGCAGGTATTTCTTTAGCTTCAATTTCTTTTACAATACGATCAAAAACAGAAGGTTTAGCAATTCTACTGATCGCTTTGTCAAGATTGAAACTCGTTGTTGTCTTCTTATCCATAGACATCTCCCGGCTACCTTTTATTTATATGAAAAACGGCTGGGTTAAACCAGCCGTTTTACGGTAGTGCGGGTTAGGCTGCTGCCCTAGCCTGATCGCGTTTCAGCTTTGCGGCAACTTTAGCATCGAGAATAGTTTCAACCTTCTCAACCTTAACTTCTGCTGCTTTGCGTTGGTCGCGTTCTTTTCGCTTTGCCTTACGGTCTTCAAGCTTTTCGGCCTTTAGTTCATCTGGTGTTGCTGGGCGTCCACGACCTGGCTTCAATTCAGGTGCGAGTCCGTATGCTTCTTCGCGTTTTGCAGATGCATCAGCTTCTAACAATTCAGCTTGTGCGATAAGACCCTTCGCGATACCGATTGGATCTCTCATCACTGATGCTACTGTTTCATCTACTGTTGTTGTAGACTCACGAGTCTGCTTAGCCTTATATTCTGCTACCTTATTGTCAATAGTTGCATTGATAAGTTCCAACGGGACGGCTTGGCCGGGCAGTGGAAGCATCTTGATGTTCGATACAGGTTCCTTGCGTAAAAATCCACGTTGGTGAAGAGCTGTCAGGCAATTCAATCCATCAGGGAATGTCCTACGATTCAGCACTTCATAGAAATCATTGGTTTCTATTGCTTCTCTGCTATTTAGACATTGAATAAGATAGTCGTGGTAGCTGTCCGGAAGGCGTTCTGTTTCGACAATCAAACAACTTGAATCATCATTTGGAAGCTTTCTAAATACAACGGCTACACGAACTCCGGTATTGGCCAATTGGCCTGCGTGTTTTTTTAGACCTTCAATCATTTTTTCTCCTTAAGGGGCCGAAGCCCCTTGATTATGCTGCAGGTGTTTCTGCTGTTGCGGCCTTTGTTTCTTCTTCTTTCTTCTGTGTGCTTTCAACATAAGCCAAGAATCCTGATAGCTTGTTGTAAGCGTCGCCTACTTGTGAAAGTTCACCGGCTTGGAATGCGCCCCGGCGTGATGCCAAATCAACGATACGAGCAAGAAGTTGAAGATCAGCAATAGTAAGCTGAACTGGTTCCATTGTTGTAGTTGTTGGTGCCTCTGCGGCTGGTGTAACTGCTGGTGTTGCTGCTACTGGAACAGCCTTTGTCTTCTTTGTTGCCATTTTTATCTCCATGTATGGTTAGTTAGAGAGAATCATTCTCTGCTAATTTTATTTATGACTTCGTGCAAGATATTCTTATTATATTGGACAAATATCGACTCTTTTTGATATTGTATAGGGTTATATCGTGAAGAAAGGGGCCCAGGGCCCCTTTCTATGCTGCTTTAACGCAGGTTTTACTTCTGATTATGACCTGTAGTACCGGGTTGCGGTATCACTTTGATAAGATGATTCGGCCAATCAATATAGTATTGCCACTCTGCATCACGAATATGTATCGGCAAGGTTTTTCTCTTTGCTAAGATTTCGTAATACGTCGGCCTCTTTGGCATCTTCTTTGGAACGATCTTCGAATCATTACCCTTCTGGCTATTACATTCTTTACAGGATGCACAGACATTGGTCCAGGTAGTCTTACCGCCAGATGACCGGGGTACGACGTGGTCAAGCGTCAATTCAGACAGCTTAACCTTGCCGTGCTGCTCCTTACATCTCCAGGTTGTTTGAAGTTGGCAAGTGAAATCATCACGAAGATAGACATTGGCACGACTATACTTCAAATGCTTGCTCCACTTAACTTGTTCGGTGGCAATGATGATAGAAGGAACCTTCATCTCCAGATGCTGTGATCTGATAGTCCAATGCTCGTATTCTTTCAGGACACGAACCTTCTCAAGAAATACGAGACGCATGGCCACTTGCCAAGTTACGACAGAAAGTGGTACATGAGAAAGCGGTGTGCCGTCAGCGTTTAGAAGTAGGGTATCCATAATTTATCATATTGTTGTATGCAGGCCGTCTAGGCCTAGTGCTAGTTTACTTGAGCCAGGCTCATGTCGTCAACTGATGTAAACCAATTTGCAAATTTTAGGTAGTTCTGGAATTCCTCTGGAATTCCTCTAAGGCGCATTATAGTTGCATCCTCATCATTTGCAAAATCCACACGGATAATTTCATGCCATGGTGCTGGGCCAGCGTCCTTGTAGGCAACTATAGCATATTTGATTTCATTATTTCCGATTCTATCGGCCCAATCCTCAAAGAACATTCGGAGAACGTGTTTGTTATTTGGTGTAGAGATAAAATGTAAGTATATGGAAGATTGATACATCAAGACCTTTTGATATATTTATCCCTCGTTCGATAGTGTCAATAATTTTAGGTTTATTGCCCGAATTGAGGCTAATGCATCACTTCTATATCCTTCCC